TCATAGCAAATTGTTAACTGAATAGTTACTGCATCGCTTTGACCGTAATTTAACTGTTGGTAGTTTGCTGTCTTTAACCAGCAGCCGTATAGTTCCCAAGTTTCAAGTACTGCAGGAACTTGTGTACCGTTACCACCATCAAGAATTTCAATGTTAGTTTGAAACTTGTAGTCTTGACCAGCAGCAGCAGATGACTGTTCTACGAAATCTACTTGCTTTTGTAATTGCTGACCAACAGCCTTTGAAACTGAACCAGTTGCATCATCACGGATAGTAGTTGTGATATCAGTCCATGAGTGCTTACCAGCAATCTTTACAATAGAGTTGTAAATTGGTAATCCAATTTCTTGCCAGCTTACAGTTGGTCTAGCGATATCAACTACTTGCTTAGTTAATGACAAACCACCTGTTGTGTCAACTCCAAAATTAATGAAGTTAACTCTAAAGCGATATTGTAGTTTAGGCATGAGTAAGCCCTGGTTACCACCTGCGTTGTCACCAGCGACTGTCATGTTAAACAATGATTGTGAGGCTGTTGCCATTTGTAAAATCTCCTAATATATTTTATTTATCTCAAAATGAGGCCCAAATTTTGAGCCTCATTATTCTTCTCTTACTGATTACCTATCTCCCCTGTATTCAATATACGTACTGGGATATAGATAAACTCTGCTGCCTTCACAGGCTCAATTGCTACGTCTACCCACAACTCATTACGATCTATTCTTTCTGGGGTGTTATTTGATTCATCGCAAACTACCAAGTAGTCATAGATGCCTCTCTTAGCGACTAAATCAATCATTAGTGATTGAACAACGCCTGCTATACCTGCTCTTGTGATTGCGTCATTTGGTTCAAACACGAATGGTCTTCCTGCTATAGTCAACTGACGACGAACATAAGCCACAAGTCTTGATACATTAGTGCGGTCTAATGCGCTTTGAGTATTAAATGAATTTTTGTTCCCGAAATTCAATAAACCATTACCAGTAAAGAATACTAGTGGGTTAATTTGATTTTCATAACATACATCACGTATACCGATTCGTGTCTTAGTTGAAACGAACTCGCCGGTCGCTGCATCCAAGTAACCTATACTTGTTGCATTACCTATTTGACCTCTTAATGTACCTGCTGCTGCGAACCAAGGATAAGCAATAGTGTCATTACGTAAGAATGTTCTTAGCATCATAAATGATGCAGGAACAACAACATTGTTTCCTGTTAAATCAACAGCAGTACCGCTTGGATAGAACAATCCCATGTATTCATTTCTTGTTACTAATCCATCTTCGCCTGTGCTTGAAGCACCTGCTGCATTGGTTGCCCATTCTCTGATTGCTGTCGCATCTTCAGGTAAACGCAATGGTGTGTCACCGAGAATGTATCCAGTGTCATTACGTGCTTGATTTAATTCAATCATCGCTGCTTGACATTCTGGATAGTTAGGTGTTGCAATTAGATTAAAGAAATTATCTTCGTCACGAATTGCAGTATTGCTTGCTATTATAGCATTCAATGCTTCTACCACCATGTTGCGTTGTGCCTTGCGGCCCATGTAAGGTGCCCCATTTGACTGTAAGCCTGATACACTATACCAAGTACCAGTTGCCATTGGCGACCAATAAGTTGTATCGTCTGGGTCATTGCCGGTTGTTGCTGCGATACAGACATAGAATGTTGCTGAGAACAATACTCTGTCACCAGGAACATATGCTGTTGCATTATTATATGCGTCAACTAAATCACCATATGCTGAAACTGTAAAATAATTTGACTTATATTGTTTTACGTTGTTACCGCTTCTACGTGTGTTGAACAACAACATACCTGTTGGTGATAAGCCTGGATCTGGACAATCTAAATCAGTATAATCGCTTGTTAGCATTGACTTAGTTGTTGGGATCGGATCTTCAATTGGATCAACTGCACCAGTGCCACTCCAGCGTGCGTCTTGGAATAATACACCTGACCCGCTTGTATTGTCTGAGTTATCAATTAATGCCCATTGATCTTCACCATTGACTGATTGCCAACGATTAATTAACGGATAATTATCTAGATCACTTGTGTCAATCCACAAGTCACCATAAACTAACTCTGTTCCATCACTTTGCGTAGTTGGTGCTGATGCGCTGAATTGAGGACCATTTGGATCAGTCTCATTTGTTCCACTTGGTAGTGGGAAACCATTTGAGTCAAAGTCAGGAACATTCTTGTATCCTGTCCAACCTGTTGATGTCTTTACCATGATATCAACTTGATTAGTTACTTGTGAATAGAACCAATTTTGATTTTGTGCTGGTGGATTTACAGGAGCATCATCATTTGCTTCCCATGTAAATTCTACCCAGTTACTCAATTCTGTATCAAAAGTACGTGCGGGTAAATTATCAGTAGTATTAGATAATACAACTTTTAGAACACCGCCTGAACCATCAACTGCTGTAACTTCAACTGCTAAATCATTTGCTGGTGTTGATCCACCTAGTCCTACACCATTGCCTGCATATGTTACCACATCTCCTACTGCATAACCTGTACCTGCTGATGCAATTGATTGTAGACCGTATACTTGGTAAATTCCTGCAAAAGTTATACCTAAGGTCAAGCCAGCACCTGCACCTGTAGTGCTAGTCTGTGCCGCAGTTGTGATACTGCGGTTGGTGCAAACACCAACTTTACACCCAGTATCAGACCCCGCAACTAAACCAGCAGTTGCTAAAAAGCCATTTGAAATACCTGTTGCAGAAACAATGTCGCTTATTCTAATTACACCGCCTAATGTATGCGTAAATTGTAATGCTCCGTCAACTGTAACTGATGCTATTGTATAAGGTATAGCCGCTGTAATCCAAGCATCTGCAACATCTTCTGCTGTAGAATTGTCGTTGACAGTCACAGTATATGGACCAGCATATGATGATGTATTTGGTTGTGATACATAAACTGTTAGTTGATAAGGACCACCATCAAATTCTGGATTTTCTACAGAACCAGTAACTACAGTTTGTCCAGTAGTCAAACGTTCCCAGTAATAAATCGGTCCAGTTATCGTATCGGGCGCATACTGTGCATATAATGTGTCGGCCGGGATTGCCTTACCACCGGTCGGATCTAAATCATTTATAGCAACAGCATCGTTGGTTGCTAAGTTTACTGTCTTTGAAGTCCATAGACCTGTAGTGCTATTAAACACTAACATTCTAGGAGAGAATCCTACTCCAGAATTACCGACCTTAATCCAAACTGAGCCGCTTGGACGAGGAGCATCTTGTCCTGCTTGCCATAGTGGTTGTTGTGCCGATGTACCATATTCAAAGCCAGGGCTATTATATACACCTGCAGTAATACCTAAATCCGTTAAAACGGTTCCTATGCCTGCAGTAATACTCGGTGTATCAGCACTATATAATACTAATCTTCCTGCTGAATTTACACTTGCGCTAATAGTTAGATAACCTAAATTGTTAATTGCTGTGGCGACACCGGTCACTGTATTATTTGGTGATGATGGAACAGTGATTGTAGTGGATGTACTACCACCTGCACCACCAGTTAAAGCAATCGTAAAAGTATTACCTGCTGTTAAAGTGCTTGGGGAAGCAGTTCCTACGACGATAGGAGTTGTTAATTTCCAATCTTCAGAACCAACTACAACCCAAGTATTTAAATAATTCTTGTAGAAGAATTGATTAACGCTTGATGGTGCACCTTCTAGTTGAAGTGCATTCACAGCATAACTACCTATTTGACCTAAGGTCTGTAATGGATAACCATTACTGATACTTGTGCTGTCAATAATTACTATAGGTTCTACTAATGAAAAACTACCTGTAGTAGCGTTAAATTCATAGATACCCCAATCTGTAGCAGATGTATCTAACCAATAAGAACCATTTGCTACGGCGCTAGTAGGTCTTGTTGCTGAACCCTGCAAACTTGCTAAATCAATATCTGCTCTTAAGCAGAATACACGATTTGATACTCCTAATGCTGAATATGCTGCGAATAGCCCATATTCGTTTAATTCGTAACCCTGAATAGGTGTACCGTTGTCTTGATAGAAAATTGGATTTCCGTAAAGAGTTACCAAATCACGTTGACTTGTAACTTCTTTTAGTTTACCAGCATTTGCTGATGTAGTCATTACCGCTACTGATGTATCTGTACCGCTTACTTTATTTGAAGCAGTAGCAAATACCACTAGTGGAACTGAACCTGTTGTGGCTGGTAGATATTGACTTTGATCAATAACTGTGACCGATACGCCTGGGGAAATTAGTGTTGGCATTTTTTTATTCCTACGTTATATTTTAAGGGTAACTACCCTGTTGCTTAATATTATTTATAGTATTTGGCAAAAAAAGCCACTTTAGCAAACCTTCAAAGGTTTTTGATTAAATACAACGTGAGACCTATATGTAAACAGTGTAATAAGAATTATTGTGCAGTAAACTATATCCGCAACGATGTACGTCATTATAGAAGTATATGTGACGAATGCGGTAGCAAGAAGACCAAAACTAAACCCAAACGTAAGAGTTGGGAAAAATCAGGCTATAAAAAGAAAATAGCCTGCGATAATTGCGGTTTTAAAGCAGTATATAATACACAACTAACTGTATTTCATATTGACGGAGATCTTAAAAACGCAAAGCATAGTAACTTGCGTACTATCTGTTTAAACTGTGTTGAAATTATAAAACGTAAAGATATAACTTGGAAGCGAGGGGATTTAACTGTTGATTATTAAGTCAACCTTTCTATGTAGTTCATCAATAGTTCCATTGTTTTCAACATAGTAATCGTAATCTAATCCTACGCTACTGTATTCGCTAGCGTGAACGTCATAGTCCTCTAGTACTTTTCTTGCTTCCGTGTAACCTACAGTATAGTAACCTTTGTTTAGGGCTACTGCGCTGTCATACCATTCGGGAGTAGCACCGCGCGAAACACGTATAGTGATTCCGCCCGCACGTTTAATAGATTTGAGTTCATTAGGGAAACGACAATCACTTATTACAATATCATCTTTGACAGATCGTAATTTATTTTCAATACTAGCAATCCAAATATCATCATGAAATGCTCTACGACCTACCTCGGTTCCCCATTGTTGTAATACCCAGCGTGGAGTTAGATGTGCTATATCAAGTCGTTCTGCCCACCACGGATCAATCGTGTCACGCCATTCACGGCTATACTTTGTTGTACCCTCAAGTAATTCACGATCCCAACCAAAAATGCTGGCTATGGCATCCTTAAGAGGTTCTGCATAACTCATGCGACGAAACCCTTTGAATGTGATTAGATAATCGGCAATAGTATCTTTGCCGCTGCCTATGAAGCCTGCTACACCTACGATCATATGTTGATTATAACAAGAGTAAAAAGTGAAATCAACCCTGTATCCAAGTTAACGGCTGACTGTAATCTTGATAACGGCGTAAATCTTCAAGCAATCTTTCCATATCTGCTTTACCTTCTGCTTTCAATGCAGTTCCATTTAATGATGTACCGCCGCCTGGACCTGCGATTGTAGCAAATTTTTCACGCGCCTCGCCGATGATCATTTTTAATTGCGAGAAGATAAAATCGTTTATCCAAATTCCAATACCCGGATCCTGCAATAATTCAGATTCTGGGCGCTGAACGTCTGCCCAAATCAATACGCGCTCACCAGTACCTTTAAAGTCACGTACAACTTTTAATATTTTGGTGACTGGGTTAAATGTGTATGTAACATAACCACCAAACATACGCGCTGCTAATTCTACATAACCTGCATAGAAATCATATGTTGCCATACCACCGGTATAATTATAGTTTAACAGATATGTGTTAAGAATCGCACTTGAGAATGGGTCGAATGATGTTGAACTAGGTCCAGTCTCAAGGCCTACAGTTCTACGAAAGATAGCACGAACGTTTACAAACTCACTAGGAAGAGTATATGTATCAACGTTCTTAATAATTGTCATTAGTGTATAACTTTCTATGTTAGCATTTTGGGCACGTTGACGGTAAACTTTTATAGCATAATCGTATGATGCTTCATAGTGTTGAGGATCTAATTCTATATCTATAATATCGCCACCTAAGCGTAGTCTTAGGTTGTTAAACATCTGCTCTTTAAGTTCTTGTAAAGAAAGATTTGTAGGTACTGAAAGTGGATCGTTTGCCATAAAGATTCCCGATAATATATTATTTATCGGGAATAAGTTTAGATATTAAAGATCGTTTACTTTACGATTTTCACTATAAAATACATCAAATTTGCCGCCCGGATATCGTGCTTCAAGTTTCTTGACATTCTCAGCAACAACATCATTAGGATCTAATCCAAGTGAGCGACAAGCATTGATCCAGTACCACATGATATCCCCTAATTCCCTCTTCATATGAAATAGTGTTTCTTCACTAAGTGGCTTACCCTGAAACACACACTTTTTTACGATCTCTTGAAACTCACCGGTCTCACTGCCAAGACCAATAGCACCACAAAGCAATAGTGGTACATTGACATTTGGACCATGGATGTATTCACCATCTGGACCATATGCTTCATAGTTGCCATCAAGACGATCAAGACGATTCATAAACTCAGTAAGGTCCTGACTTTGGACACTTGTGACAGCCTCTACAAAATCCTTATACTTATTCAAATCTACCTGACTCATACTAATTCCTCAAACATTTTTTTACGACCTTCTTCTGCCAATACAGCATCAAAAATCTCTCTTGTGCGTTGCATCATAGCACATGCCAACATTAACTGATCATTACGATCATTAGTTGAAAGTATAGCGGTGTCTATAATTTGCATCATTGTTCCCATTCTTTGTTCGATGGGATGAAATTCATATTTACTCATTAGAATGCCCTCAATATAATCATGTTAGCATTGAAGCGTCCATTAGGTGCAACACTCACAGCCTTGATGCTATCAAAGAATTTACGTGCTGCCGGCTTGCTACCCATAATCACTTTGATTTGTTCTTCGGGCTTACGCAATGTTTTGATCTGCGATTCCTTAGTACAAAACCCAAGCACTGTATTGCCCTTGACACCAATGCTCTTAGTATACTCGTCAGCAACGTAGTGATGAAGTTTGCGCTTCTTGGTGTCATAGACCCAAGCCTCACTACAGCCATGCAACTTAGTTGGGCTAATGCTAGTCAGTTCTAATTTCTCAAGTTTAAAAGTCTTAAGGTACTTGAGACGACGAACGACTTTCTCAACCGGTACAGGCTTCTTAGCACGGGGCTTCTTACCTGCTTTCTTCATACCGATATATGCGTTAAGATCGGCGATGACCGTCTCAATAGTGCTAACGATATTACGCAACTGAATCTTGCCAAAACGCTCATAGGCTTCGTTCAATTGCTCATCTTTACCTGACATAACTTCGTTATATTCGTCAAGTTTAGTCTGCCAAGCATCAATGAGAATTGGGACGTGCTGCGGCAATATGTTGCTTTGAGACAACACATCAATTGCTTTAATGCCGTCCTTACCAGCACCATTCTTTAAATAATCGTCCCACAATCCCTCAAGTTCGCCACCAAGATTCAGAGTACGCTCACGCATGATCTCCTGCACATTGGGGCGATTAGACACAACAGGACCGTCTGTAGTGTCCTCAGGCTGAGTCAGTGCGATGAGACGATTGACCTCATCCTGCAACTTAGTAAGAGTGTCATTGTCAACTACGCTACCGCGAACGATGCATCGTGCTAGCCAGCCATATGTGGGCTTGACATGACGCTCATTGACACGGCGTAGCGTTTTTGCAACTTGTTGCTTTCCTGCAACTTCAAGATACTGTGCGATAAACTCACGGGCGTCCTTCTTGTCATAGAAGTGATTGTACCACCCAAATGCTTTTGCGAGGTCCCACGTAGTACTGACCGACTCATAATCAAATTTGGGTTCAGGCCCAATGTACTTTGCGTCAGGGTCGCGAGGATGCAACTCTTTAATATCCTTTGATTTAGACATAACCTGCTCCGTTAGTATTACTTAACTATACAATTTTACTAAATTAAAAGGGTAAAGTCAAGTCCTTTGTAAGTCATTGTTTTTACACTAAATACTTATATGCCAAAACTATCGCTATATAGCCCTACTAAACAAAATGACTATAGATATTTGGATAGAACCATATCTGAAACGTTAACCGTAGGCGGTACTGATTTATACATACACAAGTTTTTAGGCCCGGAAGCACAAACTCCTAGCCCAGATTATACTCAACCTCAGTATATCAGTCCAGAGCCAACTCAAATACAAGATTTACTATTTTTAGAAAATCGTGATCGCAAATATGATCCTAACATTTATAGATTGAGAGGTCAATATAACGTACAGAATTTAGATTTTGATTTAAGTCAGTTTGGATTATTTCTTAATAACGATATTATTTTCATTGTTGTTCACTACAATGATATGATTGATATTATAGGTCGTAAACTCATGGTAGGGGATGTATTAGAACTACCCCACTTACTAGATTATAATCCATTAAAAGAAACCATACCAGTCGCGCTTAAAAGATTTTATCAAATCACAGACGCCAACTTTGCCAGCGAAGGATTTAGTCAGACTTGGTATCCTCACTTATGGCGTATCAAATGTGAACCACTTGTAGACAGTCAAGAATTTAGCAACATACTTAAAGAACCAATCGATACAGATAATTATTTAGGTGATTGGGAGAAAGATAAAGTTTATCCTCCTGGCTATGTTGTAAGTTTCGGTGACAAAAATTATATTAGTAAAATTGAAGTACCGGCAGGAATCAAACCACCTGATCCGACTTATTGGGAACTAGATCCCAATCAAAATCTCAAAGATATACTTGCTACATACAACAAGAATATTGAAATTAATAATGCTCAACTTGATGAAGCAAAAAGAATATTGCCTAAAGCAGGTTATGATAATAGCAAGATGTATGTGGTACCAACCTACGGCGTATTTGCTAATAATAATCAGCCGTCAGGTCAGTTGAATCAACCTGCTCCGCCTTATAATGTAGTGACTTATAGCGGCGGTGCGCCAAGTACAGTTTCCGGCACCGTTGTTTATATGCGTAATCACAAATATAAAAATCCAAGTGTCGGTATTAGAATTTCTAAGGATGTAATAAAAAGTATTTGGGATATGACAGCAGACGCAGATTTATCAGATAAAATTGATAAGTTCGTACAAACACATTTAGAAGTAACTGAATCTGTTTCGCCTGTTAGCAAATCAAGTAGTGGATTCGTAGAGGGAGATAAAATTCTATCAGTCAAGTCATTAGGTCCAGTAACTGGTCCATACGGTACTGCTGATAACACATATGCTACAGCTGATGCTGATCCCGAACAGTCAGGATTTACGGGCACTATATCACAACAAATGGACTGGCGTGCGGACTGTGATCCAGCGTTCCAATTTATTGCTCGTTCCACACCAAGAAGTTTTGGATACGAAACAGGTTACATGTCGGGAGATGGAACCGCACCTAACGGATTACCTAGCGGCGCCGGTATTGCTTTCCCACAAAATCCGCAAGTCGGAGATTATTTCTTACGTATAGATTATAATCCACAAATACTTTACCGCTGGGATGGAAAATTATGGGTTCGTATATCAACAAACGTAAGAACAGAAACAGGAATGACAGCCACAGATAAATCTCAATTGTCAAACTTCATAAATAACGAGGATGTTATTTACAGTAATAACCAAGAAAAGTTGATACCGTCTGCTCAACCATTATCAAGTATACTAGCTTTAGCACCGGACAATTTACCACCAATAGAGTAATACATGGCACAATTTTTTTATGACAATCAGATACGCAGATTTTTAATACAATTTGCAAAAATCTTTAGCAACTGGTACGTAACTAAGGGCAAGGATCCAAACGGTAATGACATATTAGTTCGTGTACCTGTTATGTATGGAGATCAAAGCAGGCAAGTATCAACTATTATTGCCAACAACAGTGCAAGCACACTACCAAGTGCACCTATTATTACATATTTTATAACTGGTCTAGAATATGATCAACGTAGAACTCAAGAACCATTTTTTGTTGACAGAATAAATGTTAGACAAAGACAATATAATCAAGAGACACAGACTTTTGAAGAAGTCCAAGGTCAAGCATTTACGGTAGAACGTTTGATGCCAGTGCCTTATACACTAAGAATGCAGGTGGATTTTTGGACTACTAATTATAATCAAAAACTACAGTTGATAGAACAATTAGGTACATTATTCAACCCTAGTTTAGAAATACAAAGCACCGATAATTTTATAGATTGGACTTCATTAACTGTTGTGTATCAAGATGGATTAACATTTAGTTCACGTAGCATACCAGTAGGTGGTAATAATCCTATTGATGTTATGAGTTGGAAATTTTATTTGCCTATATGGATCAGCACAAGTAGCAAACTTAAAAAGATGGGTGTTGTACACAAAATTATTGCAAGCATTTATAAAGGCACAGCCTTGCAAGATATACAAGATGAAGATTTATTATTAGGTACAAGACAAAAAATCACCCCATACGGATATAAACTTTTATTATTAGGAAATAGATTACAATTGCTCCCTGCTGATTCAGCATTTGATCCATCAAATTCTACATTATCAGAACCTGTACCACCTAATACAAATTTGTATTGGAGTAGTTTATTAAATGTGTATGGAAAATATAAGCCGGGCATAAGTCAGATATGGTTACAAAATCCATATATGGAAGACGACATTGTAGGCACTATCGTTCAAGATCCCTTAGACGATAGAATCTTAATTTACGATATTGATCAAGACACTTTACCCCAAAATACCCTTGATCCAATAGATGCGGTAATCAATCCAATCACTCAAGGACCCAATTTTGGATTACCTGGACCAATAAATGGGCGTAGATATTTGATTGTTGAAGATGTAGGTAGTGAAGGAAGTCCAACAGATGCTTGGGGAGATTTAGTAGCCAGCGCGAACGATATAGTACAATTTAATTCAACCTCAATGTCATGGTTCGTGTCATTTGATGCGAGTGAATCTACTACGGTACAATATGTGACCAATCTTACTACAAATATTCAATATCGCTATGTTCAACAAGAAGGACAATGGATGAAATCGTATGAAGGCTGGTATGACCAAGGTGATTATAGTATTGTCCTTTAATAATAAATCTGTTACAATTAATTGATGAAGAACACTTCAGCAGGTATTTTCTTTTATAGCAGCATTACTAAAAGATTTTTATATCTTCTGCGTAGTGATGCCAATTATAGTTGGGGTGTGCCCGGTGGGAAAATTGAAAATGATGAGACATTATTAGAAGGCTTGAAAAGAGAATGTTTAGAAGAAATAGGATATTTTCCAAATAACGCTAAATTAATTCCTATACAAAAATTCGTAAACAATAGTTTTACATATCATACATTTTTTTGTGCTGTTGATGAAGAATTTATACCTAAACTAAATGATGAACATGTAGGGTATGCTTGGATAGGTGATACACAACATCCTCGACCAATGCATCCAGGATTGTTTAGTACGGTAAATATTGATATCGTCAAAGAAAAATTAACAACACTTACAAAATAGAAACGGGGCGTATGCCCCGTTTCTACTAGTCATATAGACTATTCTCAACTTGCTAGAAACATTTGAACTGCTTCAATACCTGTAGCGCCCAATATTGCTGCCGCGCCCATTAGCATCCATTTTATCTTTTCAATACCAGATACTTTGTCTGCTAATTCTTCATGTTGTTCAGTTTGTTGTGCCTGAAACTTTTCGAGAAACTCTTTAGTTTCAGCCATGTTACGATCTAAACAATCATGTAGGTCTTTAACATCAGTTTTCAATTCATCAACCTTATCATGAAGATTACGAACTTCAAACTGCAAAATTGCTACATCTGTAACAGTTTGTTCAAACTTTTTTCTAACTGCTGCTGGCATCTTATTTTTTCCTATTAGGAGTTTGTGATGGTTACTACTGGGTTCAATAGACCATTTGCAGCGTTTGCTGCAACTGCGCTGTTGAACGATGCTATTACGTCAGGATCAATGTTTGAAAGTACTGCTGTACCTGTACCTGAACCTGCGCCAGTGGCAACGAATGTGATTCCAGTCATGTTAGCAAATGCGCCAACTGCTGTAAAGTCAGTTGTGCCAACAAACTCAATAGTATATACTGTACCTGCTGCCAATGAAGCAGCAGCAACAGTTGCTGGGAACACTTCTGACCTATAGTCACTTAGTGACTGCACATATGCTGTTGAAGTATCAGCATAAGTTGCTGTGATTGTGAACGTGTTAGGTAATAATGCAGTATTTGCTACATTTGCTGTATAGCAAGCCTGTGTTAGACCTGAAGTTGTACCTTTAACTAGATACTTTGTTTTACCTTTCTGACGAACGATAAAGCCTGCTTCCGGTGTGCCATATACATATGCACCACCTGATACGTTTGCACTTGCATTTGCTGCGAACGTTGCGAATACTGCATTTGCGTTTGCTACGTCATCAATAGTACCAAGAATGTTGCCATCAACATCATAAACTATTGTACCGTCTACAAATGTGTTAGCAAAATCTGTTCCTACACCGTCAACATTTGGGCTGTCATCAGCAACAGTGATTGTACCTGTTCCTGTTACACCCATGCATACGCCAACTAATACTTGGCTACCATAGATTGCTGTGTTACCACCAACTACGCCATATGTGTTTGCGTTAGTTGCTGGATAACCTGCACCACCAATTGGATTGTTGAAATATGCATCAACAACACCTACCGATGCTGCTACTGTACCTGCTGCTGTTGACACATCAAATTTTGTGTAAGTTGGGTTTGCTGACAACTCAGTTGCAGATGCATAGAATGTGCTGTTGTTGCCTGCGTTTACAACTTCAAGAATCCAATATGTAGTACCTGCGATTAGACCACCAATGTTACTTGCTGGAATAAATGGCATGCCTGCAATGATACCTAAGTTTGTAAAATTTGCATTAGTTGTTATTAGTTCAGTACCGGCTGTGGTATCTGTAATAGTAACTACTGCTTGTGCTTTTGCGATTTTAAGTGGACGACCCATTGTTTTTCTCCTATAAGTTCGGGTTCTAGCCGATACGCGGCGGGAACCGCATAAGTTGTAACAACAACGTTACAACATGTTATATTTATCAAAAAAGTCTATTTTATTACACGACTATTATTCGCCGACTGGGGCGCCCAGTTCTGTGACTGAGAATATACCTGTACCGCTCACTGAGATATATGCAATCTTATTTCCTTCACCCACAATAAAGCTATTGTTTACTGTGTTCGCTGGAATAATTTCACAGGCTGATAAATTGGCAGTTGGGTTAGTTCCTACTACTACAGCGATTGCGCTGCTTGTAGTTGATATACGGACCTTTTCAGTGCCTGAGGCTGCTGTCTGTTGACTTGATCCGCTTGGGGTGTAAATTGTTGCTGACATAATATTATTTATCTTATAGTCTTCCAACCACGACTTCAATGACTCCTTCTTCACCATCAAACTTTGCTAATGCCTTACCTATCACGGTACCCATTTTAGGCTCTGAAGTTGCTGCTTTGGCAAAACCGTCGCCTGCGCTAATCATCATGTCACCTTTATGAACTTTACCCCTAACTCTACATGGTACACGTCCCTGTAACGCAATGGCTACAGGATGTTCGCACTTTATCATACCATTCATTACATAGGCAGGGTCGGCTGAGACCACACCAGCAATTTTATTTGATTCAATGCCTGCCATTGTAACTTCAAATTCACCACCAAAATCTAATACTGTACCTGCAATATAATGTGCATCCGCTCCATAGTATTCTGCCAAGTCGGCATATGTTGCTTCTAATCGTGAACCTGATGTTAATGTCCAATTACCAGTAATTGTTCCAGCAATGCCTACCCCGCCAGTAGTAATTTCTGTCGTAGTAAGTGTATCAACAGTCAAAGTTGGAAATCCTGATGTTACATTTAGTGTTGTAAATGATGCTGTGTCGGCAGATATATTTGCATTTGCAGTTATGTTACCATTAACAATGAGATCCCCTGGATGTGATGGATTAGTGCTATGTAATGTAAGTGTATTTGTGTTTTTATTAAATGTAAAATTAGCACTAGCATCTAATAAATTATTAGTATTAAATTGAATGCTGGTAGTTACCCCAGCAGCATTGGCTGATCCTTCGCTACCGCCCGTAGCACATACAAATTTACCACCTGAAACATACGTAGTGTAAGCCTCAGTATTTACCGGAGTAGATAATGTTATGTCGGCATATAGTTTAAATGTATTAGAAGTTACATTGCCTATAAAATAACTGTTACCATTTAATTCTGTCATACCTATAACATCTGTAATAGTTATAGCAGAACTATTTGGTAAGAAAAATGGTTCAGATGTAGTTACGACCCCTGCGTTCGCCTGACTTACACTTGAAATATTACCTACAACTACACCTTTAGGACTCCAACTTAAGTTTCCGGTCCCATCAGTTGTAAGAACATAACCAATGCCGCCGCCGTCAATTTTTATATCAGCAACGTCACCCAAATCAATTAGACCACCAGTTGCTCCGCCGCGATTTACCCAATTATCACCGTCATATACTAATAGTTCTCCATCAGCAACCGTATTACTTATGTTTAAATTACCATAGCCGCCATCTATTTGGCTAAAAGAGATATTAGAATACGCCGTGAGAATTTCAACGTTTTCGGGAATACCGGCAGTTTTGCCTATAAAAAGACGACTTGCATCGCTAGCAAAACCAAATTCTGCTTGATCTAATTGCGGGAGGTCAACTAAATCGCCTGACCTCTGTAAAATTTTGGAAATCTGAATAATTGACATAGTTGTAATATACCGGTATCACAACTATTTATACTAAATCTGCCCTATAGAAATGTGGAATAATATTGCTCTAAACGCTTAAACCAAAGGTCTGAATACTTATCAAACTCTAGGCCTTCTACTATAAACTCTTGATATTGATTATCAGCACTACACATAAAGATAACACCCTTGCGTATCTTAGTGTTATAGACTTCGTTATGAGCATTAGCATATGCCGCTAGTTGTAAAAAGTAATCTTCGATCCACTCACGCTTTTTAGGCTTATTAGTCTGCTTGTGGTCCATGATCGCATCGCTATTATCATACACTCCCACAAGATCAGTAGTGCCCGCATATACTTCAGGAAAGTATAAACTTACTTCTGTACCCCAAAACTCTTGGCACTTGCTTAAACCTTCAGTAATAATAGTTTTAGCCATAGTATGGCTTTGTATGCTGTAGGGGTTAGATCCAGGCTCGCCTGATACGCCGGTCTTAATATGATTTTCTAAAAATTTGTGCATACGTGTTCCGCGACCTGCAGCCTCAGTTGTAATCTCTTTGGCTTTTTGTTCACCCACACGTTTACGCCATTCACGTAATGCTTGCTTCTTTTCTTCCGGTTTTGTCGCTTCTAGTATTGTGGTGACACTGGGAACTGCGAATCCATCGGGAGTCATATATTTTCGTGACCCATTTAAATTTGTTTTTTCTAAGGTCGGGTAATCAAACTTAGTAGGTATATATTTCATTTATAAATCGTAATCTTTAGCATATGGTAATTTCATTTCATGACGGTACCATTTATTATGTGTTTCAAAGCGTCTTTTAAAACTTGTTGGAAAATCTTTTAATGTTAGAAAATCTGCATTTTCCATTACTTTAATATCATTATATTTGGACAAGATTTTTTGATATGCATAATCTGCTAGAGCAACTTGTGCTTCTGGACCGTCATGAGTACCATCTTTTGCTTTTGGATATATCATACCATTTGAAAATTGATTCAAATAACCTAAATGAAAAGAATCATAGTTTACATAATTATAGAGTTCACTATAATTCTTAGTCATAAACTCATGGATTTCACTATCCCTATCCGGCATGTAGTCGCCTATAAAATAAGGATTATTATGCGCTCTAAACAAATTGATGAGTGACGCCCACGATCTATATTTTCTTTCTTGCGAAAACATCAAACCTTTTTTATCCATTTGTGCATATAGTGCTTTGCTTAAAGGATCAAAGTCTGCATATGCAGCCAAAAACATATAATCATTTATTGGTTCGCAATTCGTATCGCTATGTGGGTATTCGGCATAATACTCTTCTCTTCTTAGGGGTTGACTCATCGCTATAATATACAGTGGCTTGCAGTTACGATTAAAGTTTTTATAAAAATAGTTATAAGTTCTTCTAACAATGCCATCATTACTCGATCCGGGGTCGGCTAAATTAACAATAGGTACACCTAATTTATCTGCTAAGAGTTTAGGCCACCCTTGAACTGGGGGATCGTATAATCCTTGACAATATGTATAACTACAACCATTTGTAACAATATGTGATACTTCTAAACTCATACAGTAAAACTTTCCCCACAACCGCAACGACCGGTCTCATTTGGATTAACGAATTCAAACTGTTCGTTTAATCCTTTCTTGATATAATCTACTGTCATTCCGTCAAGATATTTAAGTGCTTCTGGAGTAATCCAAATATAAAGATCATCAATGATTTTTAGATAATCGTCACTACGCCATTCATCAGCAAATTCAATTTTATAAGCATAACCGCTACATCCTGTTTTAGTTATACCTAAACGTATTCCTAGTCCTTTGCCACGTTCTTGTAATTGGTGTTTGAAACGCTGTTTGGCAGTTTCAGTAAGATTAATCATACAACTATTTTATACTAAAAAATAATACGATGCAATTATCTTTGGGCTTTTTTAGCCATTTTAGCAACAACCTCTTTACTCATTTCAGGGGGAGGAGATTCTGCTGGTGTAGGATCTTGCGGTAATCCTTTAAATCTTATTTCTTTGCCGCTGATAGGATGCACTACAGACTTAAGTGGTTGCACCTGACTCATTGTGTAAATGTCAACAGGATTAAAATCAATGCCAAAATTTTCAAAATAATCTAATAATTCATCCATGGTGAAATTACGATTAATTTCACCGTTATGAATTTTTTGCTTTAAATTATCTACTGCTGTAATAATATTGGCTGCTAGATAATCATTGGTAAATTCATAGAGGTACATTATTTACCTCTTTGCTCTACCAACTCCGCCGGTCATTTCTTCTTCAGGCTCTTCTACTGGTGCTTCGACTGGAGCAGGACCTGCTGCTGCCATCATCGCATCTGCATCACCCTCTGGAGATTTAACTGCGATATCAGTTACAGCCATTTCATCACCGCCGGCATTAGGATCAAACCCAGACTCGGCACCCGGTGTAATTACATTCATTGCTTGTTGTAATACTTGCTTGCTTTGGCTTAGGGCTTGATTTAAAGCAGTTAATGATTCGTTGGCTAATTGATTAAATTGACCAGAGGCTTCTGGGCCCATTTCTGATAATAGGCTATCTGTTAGTGCAGGTAGTTCTTTGACAAGCATATCGTTAACTTCTTCAATCATTTTCTGAATACTGTCTACCATGTCTTGGGCTGCTAAAGTATTTTGTGCATCTTCTACAGCCTTATTTTCTACAACGATGCGTGTCTTTTTAAATGATTTATAATGTTCATTCAATGCCTGGGCTATGAAAGTCATTTTTAAATAGTTCTCATTAGTTTGTGACTTTACAAAATCTGGCTTCATTCTTGCTTCTTTAAGGGCATTGTTAACTTTAGTTAAAAAATTGAAGGTTTGTGAGCGATCTAATTTAGTTACGTCTAAGGTAAAATCAAAATTTGATTGTAAAGCCTTGACTGCTGTATCCGCATATCCTAATTCATTAAGTTTCATAGTAATATCCCAGTATTATAATATATTTATCATATTAACGATTATTTGTGTTGATTTTCAGCAAACTTCTTAGACTGCATATATTTGGATAATCCAGTAAAATCGTTAATTTCTTCAAGCATTTTGCGTTTTTTGATCTTTTGCTCTATTAGTTTTGCTTTATATATGTATTTATTGCTATTATTACAATTGACCATAAGGCGTGTATAATTTGCTATTAGTACGTCTGCTGATACCAGATCGTTGTCTAATTCGTATACCCTCTTTAGTTCTTTATACTTATTTGCTTTATCAAAAACACACCATGTCACAGCATGTTTTAAATTGTTAAAAACAAGAGGGTCAGTTACATCTTTTTTTAAAAGATGATATTGTCCGTTAACCGTAAAAATTACATAATTTCCAAATAGATTGTATGTCCCGTTATTGTCTCGGGAAATGAAAAGATCAGAAATTTTATTTTTAATGTCAACCTTATTCATAGTTATATTTAACAAAATAAATGTTTCTTTTTTGTTTTGTTACATCTAAAATTAGTTCTAAATTTTTTAGTTGATTGGTAGTAGTAACCATGGGCACACCTTGACTGTCGCTGTATAAAGATCCTAAAATATCTGTGCCATCATTAAAAACTGATATATTTTGCACTTCAAAATCAAAGGTCCATATAAAAGTAGAACCTGTATTATAGTTTAATCCAAAACTGTGATTTTGAGATAAATCTAATACTGTTCTGGCAGGCATCGTCATATTGTCAGGTTGGGCACGTAATGATACTATTTGTAAGATTGTATCAAAATTGCATTGTGAGGCGCGCTGATTTATCCACAAGTCAAAATCTACATCATCAGGGGGTCTGGCTCTATTTAATACCCCGGTTTTTGTAATATCAAATAGTGTAAAACAACCAATTCTATGAGACATGCCGTATTTACAGCAATAAAAAAGCCCGAGAATTTTACTTCTCGGGCCTTATTCTGCTTGACTAAAACTAATTATTAGTTAGTGAAAGTTGCTGTTGCTGCTGTAGTTACAGCATATCCTAGTGCTGTGGTCAATGCAGCGTCTAGGTTTCCACCGTTAGTGAAGTCCCATGCTTCTACTGGATAGATAGCTAGAGCTAATGTATCAGTATTTGCACCTACTTCTGTGAACTCATAGATATGAATAGTTGCTAACTGTTGAACAGTCTGGACAGCAATCTGTATATCTGATCCTGATGGAGTTGCTGCGCCAGTAAATGTCACTGTGCCGAAAGATAGCTTTGGGCCCTGTGGCTGAACTGTTGCTGCTGAAGTGATTGCGTTAACGCCTGTGTTAGTATAATCTGGGGCGTCTAACCACATTACCTGTTTGTAGTCACCATTGACTCTTGTAAACTGTGCCATTTTAAAATCTCCTAATGTTGTGAACCCTTAAGGCTCATACTATTATTTATGCCTGTATGAAAAAAACATGGATTTGGGTGGGTTATTTACGTAGCAATCTTGGCATTAAATTATAACTATTTTTAAAAATCAATAACGCCATTTGTTCAATATCACGGGTAAGTTGAGTCTTATCTTTATTATTAACATTTTTATGTAGGTTATTTAATATGCTTAATACTTCCGCTTTAACTGCTGCTGGAAGATTGTTAGTTTCTATATGTTTTTTCAGCAAATTATTGTATAGGAAATCGCCTAAATTAGGTAAAGATTCTGCTTCCATTAACTGCGCATATTTTTTATTTAAATTTTTATAATTAAGGGTTTCTACTAGAGCAGCCATGTATGATTCATTTAAGAATTTTTCTAGTTGACCTTCTGCCTTATAACTTTCACAAAACCATCCCTTATTTGTACGTGTGTATACTACTCCATTAACCGTTGCGTTTACAGGATATGATTCACCCAAAGGAACACGGTCTAGCAAATCGCTTGTATTTTTGTCTGCTGCTCTCCCTTTGGCATTTACCCATTTTCCATTAACCTTATAATATTTGACACCGCCGAAAGTTACTGGTTCTGATATTCCGGGGGCAGTCATTTGGCCGGTATCTATTGCTGGTTTGGGTGCTGCGGGTATTCTTTTTCTTTTATAAGCCGGAGTATTAAATTTTGACCAATCGTTTGCTGCTAAGGAGCTGCTATCAGGGATTTCTCCGGGTTCGGGTTTATCGCCAATGTCTAAAGACATTTGCGCTTGAATTTGTGGTTTAGGGGGAGGCGGAGGTTCCGGCTCTTTATTAGCGATTGCTGCTAGTTCGTCTCTATATGCTTCAAGCCAGTCCTTTGTACTAGTCCACGTTCTTGAACCTTTAAAATCTGAAGGGTACGAATATGTTGTTGTACCGGGCGCCTTTTTTTGCGTTGCTATATCAGGGCCAACTGCATTAGGATCTAATAAAGTAAATTGGTTTCTGTCAATTCCATAATCTATTAAGTCAGCAATATCATTTATAAAATTCTTTCTAAAAATTTCATATGCTTTTTGCTGTTCGGCGCTTAAGCCTGTTTTTCTTCTTGCTAAAACATTATCTAAAGGATTATTGACATTTTTTGTAAAGTCGTAGGCACCACCTAATGCCCCGAATACATTATCCGCTAGAGCCTCACTTACTTTTTTCTTCATCCTTCTTCCTGATAGATTTAGCAAATCTATTAGGCTCCCTATTTTTTATAGCACTTAAAAGTTTCTTCTCTAGTATTTCTGCTTTAGAACTATCAAAATTCTTATTGATAAGTTCCAACAAATTTATAGCACTAGAAATGACATTATTCGCCCTATTTTCAATGACATGCTTCATATCACGATTTTGACCAATAGCCTCTAGTTCTTCCAATAAACTTTTAGTCTGCTTTTGCATATAGATATTTATCTATTTTAGGGAGTTTAGTTCTTTAATGATGCTATCAGACTTTTAAGTTTTACGCTTTGAATATCAACATTTTTACTAGTAGGTTCTGGCTGAACCTGCTGCGATACGATCTCATTTACAGCCCCTATCTGGCTAGTTGACTTAATTTGACTCATAATTTGAGACGCACTAGGACTAGGTTCTTTTCTATCAGATTCTCCGTCATCAGTAATACGTAATGTTTCGCCATTATACTTAAGTTCAATCTTTTGTCCTACACCCGAACTGCTACGTGTTTTCATTAACTGTATCTGATACCTACCGCTTTCACGTATAGACCTTGATGTAAAGATACCAAATACATTATCAGCGGTATTGATCTTACTGATGCCACCTGCAATATGACTATGATCAAATTCAATCTCGTCTACCGCACTACGATTTAACTGACTGGCTGTAACGAATATGACGTTTAATTCTTTAGCAAGATTGCGCAATTCTTCACTAACATACTTATCCTTGACGAATAGATCGCTAGGGCTGACTTTTGCAGTTACAGGCATAATCAAATCAAGATAATCAACACACAAGAAATCTATACGCATTCCTGTTTGTACTTGTAATTCTTTAACATATGCTCTAATGTCATTAACATTACTCTGTGCTGGCAAATACTTGATGCGCAAATGACCTGCTTTTTTAGCAATCATTTTAACTTTCATCTCAACGTTATCAAGGTCTTTGAAGATTTCCTGAGTACTTGTATCGGTCATCATACTATCAATACGCATACTAGACAAACCTTCACTCAACTCAAGTGTAATATAAACACCATTCATTCCTGCTTGTACCCAGTTGACTGCAAGATTTTGCATGACCAAACTCTTACCAGATCCACTACCACCTGCAAAGATTTGTAGTTCACCACGATTGAAACCACCATATAACTTTTTATCTAGTGTAGGCCAACCTGTGCTGTTCTGACCGTTATTATTTTTCAATGCCATGAGTCTTGCTCTAGGATCGGCAAAGTAATCTGTACCCATGTCCTTCTGTAGAGAAATTTGAACCGCATCTTTGATCAATTTCTCTACAGGTCCATATTCGCCCTTCTCAAGAAGATCAGCACTCTTAAGAATAGCCCTCTCAAGTTCTTGTCGTCTAGTAAATGCCTCAAATTCTTCTAAGAACCAATTATAATAGGCTTCATCTAATTCGTCTATACGTTCAAGACTTATCTCAGTTGTAGCCTTAATTTGAATTGGATCGGGCATCACATTATATTTTTTAGTATGCTCAATAATAAATTCTGCCGCTGGTCGTAGGCGGCGATCAAAGTTTTCTGCATTAATGATATTCATAACGCGAGTAAAAAGTTCGGCGTTTGTAATCATCATTTGTAAAAATATTTTTTGTACTTCTATGTTATAATCGTTTATCAAGTTGCTTCCTCTTTACTTCAATCTTGATCTTACTGTTTGTACATGACTGTAAGATACTTAGCAATGTTGCTAGTTTCCCATATTTTACTACGCTATCGTTTACGTCTTTTACGTCATCTTCCCAGTTTGGAATGCTAACATAAAAACCCAAATCCAATGCACGATCACAAATTTGCAATCCTGTCTTATCTTGATCTGGAACAACAATAATCTTTTTGTTTAAATTCTTTAATATTTCTGCTTGATCTTCGCTGATTGTGTTATGTGTCAGTGCGCAGCCGTTTATGCTTAGTGCATCAAATATGCCCTCAGTAACAATACAAACTTCATATTCTTTCTTTTGTAGGTCATATCCAAATACATATCCCTGCTGTTGTTCATTGATAAATTTAGGCGTGCGATCATCCAAGTACCTACTAGTGTGGCCCACTATTTTATTTTCATATGTGTAGGGTATAATCACACGACTTGCCTGACGACCTTCAGCATCCGGCGTACACATAAATGGATAATCATTTATACGTATTTTTCTTTTGTTTAGATAACTTACATAAACTTCATGTTTAGGATTAGACTCGTCAACTAATTCAGCATCAGGTAATGTCATCTCTTTAAACTTTATTTTTTTCTTTTCACGTTTAAGTTTTGTGAAATCAAGCAAGTCTTTATGCTGTAGACTTTCTAGGCTATATTTGTTGATATCGTCTTTGTCTATCCCGCAATATGATAACAATTGTCTTGTATTGCGTGTTAGTGTACGTCCCAATGTAAACGTACACTTGAATCCACAATTGAAACAATGATAACTCCAGTTATTACCATCAAACTTTACACCGCCGCGACTACGGCGATCTGCCTTATGCCCATGATAATGGCAACAGACAGCATTGAAACTATGCCAACCGCTTTGCGTTAATTTCTTTTTGCCCGGAACTATTTGAAGAATATCAAACACTCAGTAATTATAACATAATGTTGCGTGAAAACAAATACTATTGGTAATAAATTATCCTAAATCTTGAACACTAATTATCATGGTAGGGGTAATATGGTCCATATACATACATTGGTCAGTTTCTAATAAACTTTCTTCCCAATCCTCAATGTTGGTATGATCTATATCACCTATTAATTTACTATGGTCTAATTTACTTACATCAACCGTAACTAAAACAACGTTATCATTACCAGTTCTTTCCTGATCTGTTTCAGCATATTCTACCGCTAACTCAGGATTATCTGTAAGGAAAACAGAATGTTGCCTGGAACTTTTTAGTCCTTCTTTTCTTATAATATCTGACGGGGTTGAGGTTCCGTGCCACAATTGTTGATGTTTACTTAGGTTTTCAACAAGATCCATATAATTTCGCATATTCATTATCTTGCCAAAATATTAGTTACCACACCTGCGTTGCTTGTGAATACCATTCTTACAAATGGATGAAATCCATTTATCGTATAGCCTTTTGTCGTACTCACATTCTCATATTCTTCTGTCTCAACTATTGGATACCAATCAGTCAATTGTTGATTACATGTGCCTTCAATCGTGATATAACCATTATATTCTTCTAATTTAGTTTGTATAGTTAGTATAGGATTATCTTCAGTGTTGATGACTGAACTATAGTAAGTATTAGCATTTGTCAAAGGAGCATCTGCGTTGACATTTGGATTTATATTAGGGAAAGGTTGTCCTGTTGGGATAGTGACGAGCTGACTTGGTACAAAACTAGGTAATACACTATTTAGAATATTGATGTCACCCCTGGCTCCTGCTGCTGGATCAACAAACACAGGAAAACTAAATTCTCCTACAGGAATTTCTAAACTATATAATGCTTTTTGAGCAGGTATGTCTTCAATTTCTGCTGCATTTAGATATAGATAGGCTAATCCAGTTAGAGGTAATTCTAAAGTAAGTGCTTTATTAAGCAGAACTTCAGTTCCTTCTCCATTTATGATCCTGCAAGTAATTTCTTTACCGGTAATGTCTACTGGTTTTTGCTCCTGATTAAGGAACTTAAATTGTATTTTATTATCTACACCCTTATGTAAATTTAAAGTTTTAGCATAGTTTGGCATATAGGCCCTCGGACTGTTTCCTGACAATAGGACTACGATCTGACGCTGTGTATATACAAATACTGCTGTTGAATAACCTACGTTTGTGACAGTCACAGATGTTGCTCCTCATAGTATTTATTTGTATAAAATTAAAATATTTTTTCGGATGCCCGAATATAAATAAAATCTGATGATCGCAAATGAATTTCTTAAAAAATTGAGTGAAAATCACCCTTTTATCACTATAGTTTCCTTCGCAAATCAAGATTATGTTGGAATCATTCAAAATAGGGACGAGCAATGCACCTCTATATATGACTATGGATCAATCATGGGTCAAAGCAGTAAAGAACTGTTCTTAAAATTAGGTGATATATGGTGGTGGGAAAGTAATCGTCAGATACCTATAAACATATTTCTTAAGGAAGAATGGAGCCCCTTTAGACCGTATTTAAAAACTTTTAATAACAAAAATTTGACTATAGTACACGGTCCTATAGTTTGTTTAGCCGAACTTAATAAAAAGCGCACTAAGCGAAAAAGTATTACTTTAGTAAAGCGACTTTACTAACTTTTTTCGTCTTTTGTTTTTAGCAAAGTCTAATGATATAGGACCAACTTTACTATCAAAACAAACACCGTCTAAGTGATCGTACTCATGTTGAAAGACTCTGGCTATTATCCCTGTTAGTGTATCATTGACTGTTTCATTAGATATGTTTTGATATTGGACTACTACAGAATGGTATCGTACAACTTTAAGCCATAGATCAGGGAAACTTAAGCAACCCTCTAAGTCTTTGACATTTCCGGTACCCGAAATAATTTTTGGATTTATGCACACGACCAGTTTATGCTCGTTACCCATAATAAACAATCTTTTTTGCACACCAACTTGGGGGGCGGCAAGACCTATACCATTATGTTCAAACATAATTTTAGTCATCACTTTAACTATTTCGGTAGGATCTCCGTCTTTTTCAAAGTCATAATCTTGACTTATTTCTTTGAGTTGCGGATGATTCTCAGGTAGTAATTTAATTTCCATTTGATAGTAAGTTTATATGCACTACCACAAGATGCGCATAAGCAACTGCGTGTGACTTTTTAAAGGTATAGGTTCCTTCTTCTTTGGTCCAAATTGTTTTTGCCACTTCAACCCATGGCAAACCAATTAAATGTTTTTTGCCTGGACGTATTACTGCTAGAAACATTGCTAATCTAGGTATACTATTTACAGGCTCAGGCATCTTACGTAGTGTATTATGATGATTGCCTAAATGTATAAGTTGTTCTACTAACTTTTGATCATTGAGTAATGTCCAGTCGGGTTCATTCATCAACTCAACTAAATGTTGTTCATCACGTACTTGATTATAGACATGGACATTGAGTATGTCTAGTTTCATGTAGCCGCGTTCTTCTGCTAGTTCATAATCAATATTGGACATATTGTTTACAGGATCATAGGGTATGTCTGTAACATATATGCCGGTATTGTGTTTTTTGATTTCATTTTTTCTAATGCTAGCAGGTATATGATCAATAAGTGATAGTAATTTATCTCTATCACCTAAGTCAATATCAATATCGCTGTTGAATTTTATTGCCATGCTAGTAAAAATAATATCTCTTTCTGTTCATCTTTTATCTCAACATATACTTTAGGTGGATTACC